AGGAACGCAAAGCGCCCTTATCCGACGCAAGCACAGTGGCCGTGCCCGGATCGAGGCCCTGAGAGGTGAGCCAGCCCACTGTGCGATTGCGTGCTGACGCCTGTGGCGCAAAGATATTGCCGAGGAAGTCGCCGAGACCGCCCCCATTTGCCATGGGCGCGGCCGCTGGAGCGCTTTGCGGCACCAGCTGGGCCTGCGGAGCGGATGGCTGCTGTTGGGGCTGCTGGAAGCGTGCCATCGCCTGCTGGAGGAGAGCAGGATTGTTCCCGTCCCCAACCTGCGTAGGAGCCGCCACCTGCGGCGCGCGCATAGCCTGCTGCGTGCCGTTCGGATTGAGAATTGCAGCAAGGATGGATTGCAAATCCATGGCGGTTAGGCCTTCCCGGGTGGCGTGTAATAGATCGGATCGCCGCTGGCATGTCCGTAGTGCAGGATTTGTTGTTGCGGCCTAGGCGCCTTAGCCGGCGCCACAGGCGTCCTTGCCAGCATTCGCGCCACGGTAGCGGCCTGAGCCTGCTCAACGCTAGGCGATAAGGCTGCCGGATACTGAGGGGCAGCGATCCTTGGCTGAAGCGGTGTCTGCTGATAGCCTGGATTTTGCGCGAACATTTGAGAAAGGTTCGAACCGTTGGGTTGTACGGTCGATGAGGAGTGGCCGCCCATGACTTATTTCCTCTTCGGTGCGTTGTTGGCCCCCATGAGCCACTTCAACGTCTCTATGAGTGGGTCTGGCGGAATGGTGTAATCCTCACTGGGAGCCGATGCCGTTGGGACCGGCTTCTGCATTTTGGGGGCCGCTGGAGGCGCTGCATTCGGGCCGTACCCCATAGCACCGGCAGCATATTTCAGGCTCTCGATGAGTGGGTCAGGCATATTCCGAGGATCGCTTGAGGCGCTGATCCATGGATTGGCCTGATCTGGTGTTGAAGCCGACTGGCCGCCCATTTACTTGCCTCCGAATAGGCCGCCAATGGCGCCAAGAGCGCCAAGCGGATTGGACGAACTGGAGTTTCCGGTTTGTGTGCCGTAATTTCCCGCCGCACCCGCTGCAGCCTGCTGAAGAAGGCCGAGACGGGTCCAGTCCTGGTTGTCCTGCGCATACCAGTTCGACACGAGGTCGCTGAGTTGCTTCTGGGATTGAGTATCCAGTAGGCCGCCAGCTTGGAGTTGAGCATTCGCTCCCGTGAGAGCGTTCTGGAACTGCTGCTGATCCTGTGCCCCGAGAGCATTCGTTGCGCTCAGGCCAAGCCCAAGACCGGCCTGCTTTGCGGCGTCCATCTGACCATTCGCGGCAAGCTGGTTCTGGATATTCTGGTTCCACTGGTTTGATAGCGCAGAAGAACGAATATTCCCCAGAGAATCCGCCAGTGCTCCGGTGTTGGCACCTGAACCATACCGTCCAGCCCCGGAAAACTGGCTCTGAACCTGTGCTGCCGTCTTATCGAGCTGCCCTTGGAGAGCCCGTTCGAAATACGGATTGTCAGCCCCGGACGCGATGCCGCCGAGGTTCATCTCTGAATAGGATGGGCCGGTCGCCGCCGCGCCAATGCCCTGAAGCAATGGAGCCGTCCCGGCCGTATTCGTGTTGCTGCCAGCCTGGGCAAGGCTATTGATACCGCCCATCGTCGTGCCGGACAAATCCGCCACTGTAGGACCGGTGTAAGTGTTGCCGCCGGCACCAGAGTTATAAAGGTTCTGCGCCTCTGTCGCGGATTGCTTGAAGAGCGGCTCCGCCCACGAAGGGGGTGAACTGGTTTGTGTCGAAGAGGTGCTAGATCCCATTGGCCGATTTCCTGTAAAGCACCGCGTAAGGTCGATAACCGTGTTTCTTGGCGAAACGAGCCCAGCCCTCGCGCCCCTCAAACTCTGGTTCGCAATTGTTGGTCGCCGCCGCCGCTTCCATTGTCTCTGTCAGAAGGTCGTCAAAACGCGACACGTCCTTGCCGGCGATGTCGCAAAGCGTGAAAACCCTGTTTCCCGTGCAATCGATGGTCCGAATGCGGGTCATCGCCATCGCTGCGAACTTGTCATCATCAAGGACGAGCCAGAGCGTCTTTTTCCCCGCAAGGAACTCTTGGAATAGTCCCGCCGTGGTAACATCCTTGGGGAAACGCTTTGCCAAGCGACCCATCTCATGAAGGATGTCGGTCATGTATGGGGCTAACTGGTCAAGGCTCCATTCGGAAGCATTGACGATGCGGTATGTCACCGCTCACCATCCGGGTAAGCATCGATGTCTACGCCTTGGGCGTCGGTCCAAGTTTCTCCGGCAGGGATGGTCAGCCGCACCCGCTGAAACCTGGCAGAGTTCAACTTGTCGCAACGGCCTGTTGCAGAGGTAGGTGAGATTTCCCCGGTATAGGAAACCGTGTCTCCTCGCCTGAAGCGCGAGCCGATCGCAATGGTGAAGTTGTTGGTATCAACCACCGGTCCAACGGAGGAAATGAGCGTCACACCGCCAGCGAGGTTGCCTTGTTCCTGTGTGGTGATCTTCGCTAGCTTGTTTGAGCCGTTGAAGAAACCGAGTTTGTAGGTAGTGTCGAAAGCCGCCAGAACAGGCGCCCCACCCTGCCAGACCTTGGAATCCAGTGAATAGGGCACCAATTCAAGGTTGGGATAGAGCGCGCCCAATCCTTCAAGCGTATATCCCGCCGTCGCGGCTGGGAATATGCCGTAATTGTCCTGCTGAGCCATGGACCAGCGCTGTTGTAGCCAGTCATAGATCAGGATCGTGCCGAAAACCCCGGCGCCAGCGAGATCAACCGTCCAGTAGACCCGTGAGAAGAACGGATCGACCGCCCCAACCATCGAAGCGATATCGGAAGAGGCCAATTGCCCGAAAATCGTCCGGCTGACCTTCTCGAAGCCGATATCGGCAATCGAACCATCCGATGCGATCTGGAAGAACGAACCCTCATCCGCGAAAAACGTGTTTTCGCCCCTGGATGCGATGGAATATGGCGATTTCGCCCCTCGTTTGTCGTGGATCTTGACGAATGTGAAGACGACCGAGGAGCCGGGAACGAAGGTTCCTAGATAGATGGCCCGCTCCAACATGATGATAGGATTGGTAGAGCGAGAAGAGCCTTGAACCGCCCCGCCCTCTGGAAAATCCTGAATGTCAGAGCTGTTCGTGCCTACTGTCCAGCCGGTGATGTCATTCAGCGCCGACCAATGCACCCTATTAGCATTGGTGGAGAGTTGCATGAGGCAGAGAAAATCGCCCCACGCCTTGACGAAGGCGGCTTTGGGAGGAGAGCCGCCAAGATTGTCGAAAAGCGTCGAAACCCCGAGTTGAAACACCTGGGGATTGTCGTTGATGTTGACCGCAATGACATACTCGCCAAACTGCTCAAAGCACCATTGCGCTGTATCGTTGGCACTATAGGTCGTGGCGCTCTTGGAAACGTCATCCCAAGCCAAGGTCGTGTTGTTCAGCTTGTAGAGCTTGGTTGCCGTGCCGGCGAAAATCGTCACCTGGCCCGAGAGACTCCGGGCTGTGAAATAGCCCAGCGGTTTTGCCGCAAGAGCCGATGACAGGGCGACGAAATCGGGAAATGGCAGATAGGAATTGGTTGAGCACAGGACATTTAGGACATCGCCTGTGGTCTGTCCGTTCAGCTCCGCCTTGTCGGGCTCCCATGGCGCGAAGGGGACGACAGTCATCGATCACCCCATCGAATGAAACCCACGGGGTCCATTCTCTCATGCGCCTTAATTGGATTGCCTTCCGAATCCAACACGCCAGTGTCGATTAACTCGAAGTCCTCATAGACAGTACGAGCCAGATAATTCTCGCCGTCTACGTCCTTATCGATGCTTGCCAGGCGCGGCTTGCGCTTTATCGTGACGTAAACCCTAGTCACGGCGTCTGCGACCTGATCCGCATGCCGGCGCGGGCATAATTGGCCAAGATATCCGAGTTGTTCAGACCAGCCACTAGCCCCCTTAGAGCGGTGGCGTGCTTGGCGAGTTCATCTGTTCTGCGCACGTAATCCGCAATGAACATCAGGCAGCCCCGGAAATAAATCTGCGGCGCCTTCGTCAGAACCCAATTTGTGGTTGTCGTGCCATCGAGATTGGGGATCTTCTGGTAGTAGGTCAGTTCGACATCGTTGGAGACCAGAGGAAATGTGTACAGGCTCGAACTGATGACGGTGAAGTTGGAGCCTAGACCGCCAAATCGGCTAGGCCAAAGGACTTCCGCTTGGTCCGGCGTGATGTAGGTCAATTCGCGCCTGGTGGATGCATCCTCAACCACGCGACGGTATTGAAGATAATCGCTTGGGAGCGAACATATACCGCTAGCGGGCGTCAGGCTGGTGACAGCCTCCATCTCACGGCAGCGCAAGGGAACGTCTGATGCATCGCTGCCGCCGAAATTCAGATAATCCGTCGTGAAGCGGATCACATCGTCCATGATGGTTGCGACATCACTGCGCGCGGACCAGTCAAGAACGGTGGATTTCAGGCTGGCATAGTCGGTGATGCTCATACGCGCCCCCGAGAGGTGCGAAACTTGGCATTGTCGCTATCGTTGAGAACCTTGGACAGAAAACGCCGGTCACCGCCGTCGATCGCATCACCAAGCCCGGTCTTTTCGTAGAAGGTCAATGGAACAGAGGCGATACGCTGATAATCGCCGAATTTCACGCCATGAGAGGCTTTTTCCGCCTCCGCATTGGCTTCCAGGATCGCGTCGATCTCCTGTTCGACATGGGCGCCCTTGAGATTGCCCTTGTCATCGAAAACCAGCCACACAGTGCGGCCGATCTCCGGGTCATGGTCGAAGAAAACGCGATGGTCAGCCATTATTCGGTTGGTTCCTTGCCGGGACGCGCCACGCCGGCTTCATACCAGCGATCAGCCATGTCGGCCGGTACCTTGATCGTCTCCCCAGCACGATGCTTTTCGTCTTCCGCAGGGAAAGCATCCCGGAGCAGATAAACCCATGTGTCTGATGCGTCCTTGATGGCCTTGGTGTTGGCCTCCTTCTGCGCTTCCTGGGCTTCCTGGACCTTCATCGCCAAAGTATCGACGGACCAGCGGCCATCGACTTCCATACCCAGAACTCTTGCCTGACCAAGCAGGACTTTCTTGGCTTCGGCGTTGTCGGTTTCCATGCGATTCTCCGATGAGAGAAAGGGCGGCCCCGGAGAGCCGCCCCTATAGTTGTTACACTGCGGCCGACAGCGGCGTGGCGAGCGTGCCAGAGCCGACCAGATTGCCGATGACCATCCAGACGTTGGTCGCGACATCGCGCAGCTCCAGATAGGAGCCGACGATACCGCCCGTGGTCGTGCCGTTCATGGTGATCGTGTCGTCGGTGCCGCCGGCTGCTTCATGCGTGCCGGCGCCCGTGGTCGTGGTCGCGGTCGTGAGAACGCCGACCATGGTGTCGCTCGAATTCGCCACCTGAACGATATCGTTGTTCGAAGTGACGGTCGTGCCGACCATGACGTAGTACACGTCGCCAGTACCAGAGGCGGCCGGAAGCGTCACCGTGACGCCTGCGGCACGGTTGAGCACGGTCACCGCGTCGCGGTGAATGTGCCGATCGAGCGTAACGGTGGAGGCCGTTACAGAGATGGGCTTCATGGGCTGTGCCATTGTCGTATCTCCTTTAGCTCGAAGCCGTGAGGCCGAAGACATCGGCAACGACGCCGATACCAGCCTGGTTGACGACCTTGAGGCAGCCTTCCGCGATCAGCACGCCATTCTCGGCGTCGCCGGTCTTGGCAACCTCGTCTTCCTGGATGGGACGAAGCGTCATCCACTTCACCATGTCGGGATCGAGCGCGAAGACGCGACGGGCGGTCGCGGCAGCCGTGCTCATGACGCGGTTCGCCATCACCTTCACCGGGCCCCACGGGCTTTCGTAGATATCAGCCGTGCCGATGATGGTGTTGGTGCCCTTGCCGGCCGCGTAGCGGAACGAAGCCACGTTGGCATCCGACATGAAGGTCGCAAACACGCCCTTGTTGTAGGGCGAGACAACGACCGTAGTGACATCGCCGCCGTTCTGATAGATCGACTGCAGAACAGTGTCGGTCAGGGCCTTCGACCATGCACGCTGGGTACCGGTCGTTTCGACGGTCGTCACGCCGGACGAGAAACCGCCGGACGAACCGCCAGAACCACGCGAAACGTTCGAGGTCAGCCAGGTCGGCAGGCCGCCGGAACGGCGCGGGTCGGAGTTGGTCGATGCCGTATTGACGACGATGGAATACTCCATGTCCTTACGGATCGCCTTGCCCTTCTTCATCAGTTCGTGCGCGCGCTTTTCGGCGTTGCCGGCGTTGTCAACCGCCTGCTGGGTGCCGGAAAACCGGAACGTCTTGGTGAAGATCTGGGTATAGTTGCCGACGCGGGTAGGCGCCGACACAGCATCGAAGGTGTACTCGTTGCCTTCGGGCTGGGCGTTATCGCCAGTCGTGTCGAGGCTTTCATATTCCCACTCGGGATGCTTCGACGCGGCCTTGGCCTTGCCGGCCATGGTGTAGATGGGCGTGTCGGACGGGGTGATGAGCGAAACGAAATCGTCAAGCTCCTCACGGTTGCCGACTGCCTGGGTGGTCAGGACAGTGTTGGCTACGGTAGCCATGATGGTTATCCTTTTCTGGATGCGAGATAGGCCATCGCCGCATCTGCGACGCTGCCGGTTTGCTTCAGACGGTTAACGGCATCGCTGGCGCGCCTGGCCTGCTGAGCGTCAGGGGTCAGTCGCTTGCCCGATCTCTGAACGGGTGGGCGACCTTCGCCTTGCTGAACGGCCTTGGGCTTGTTCGCTTGCAGCTTGTCCCAAAGCGCTGCTTTGTGCAGCACCAGGGCCATGCGGTGGTCATAGGGAACGGTTCCCGCGATCTCCTCCGCCGTGAAGCCTGCCGCTACGCCTGCGGCCTGAAGACCGGTAGCGAAGGCGTTGAGCTTGGCGGGGTCACGAAGCGACGGGATTTTCCCTAAAAGCTTCTCGCCCTCCGAATTGGCCTTTTCATTCCGCTCTTTCGCCATCTTCTGCTCCGCCTGCTGGCGGGTGGCTTCCGATTGCGAATGGAGCTGATTGATGTTGGCCATCCAATTGTCGTAATTCGCCTTGGCAGCGATGTACGAAATCGGGTCATAACCTGGAGTGCCGGGCTCAAGAAGGCTCGGATCGGGGGCTGGCGGCATGATCTGCTGGAGCAGATTGGACATGAAAGCCCGCTGCTCGTTCACCTGCTGCATGGATGCCTTGAGGGCGGAAGATTGTTCCTCGAACGCACGCCGCTCGTCCGAGAGACCCATTGTCTTCTGCCGATAATCCCGATCGCGCAAGTTGCCGTTGATGAGTTCGCCAACGGTTAGCACGGACCCATCGGGCAGCTTCACCTTGCCATTTGTGGCAACGAATCTGCCCTTGTCGTCCGGCTCCTCGGCAACCTCTTCCTCGGCCTGACTTTCGTCGTCAGGTTCGCCGCCTTCCTCGCCTTCATCCAGATCGGATGCCTGCAATTCGTCGTCGGCTTCCTCGCCTTCATTGGGCTTTTCCTGCACGGGTTGGCCTTTCGGGGCTCCCTGCGAGGTGGCTTTCACAAAGGCGCTTGCTGCCTGTTCAATAGACAGCGATGCGCCACCGCTTTCCTCGGTGTCGTCAATATCCATAATTGTTTCCTGAAGTTGCCAGTTCCGCTATGGGTTGACTGGATTTCCGAAGATCAGACGATCCCCGGCTTCTTTTTCGGCTTTCCCTGACGGATGAATCCTTCAAGGTTGCCGCGAAGTTCGTCCACGACCTTTATCCGTGCCTGAAGGTCGGTGATCTTGTCGGAATCGAGCGGGCTGACCTTTGCGAGCCCCTCTAGCGATTCTGTGCGAATGAGATTGAGCGCGCCCTGGAACGCTTCGTTATCAATGAGTGCCTGTGAGAGCTGCGCCAGACCTTCCGGCGTCATCAGTTGGACTCAATAATGTAATTGATGTTGCTGGTGAAGGACGTGCAGTTCAGTCGGATCGTCGCCAATGTCGGGCTATCATAGACATAGCGATAATCCGCCGTGATCGCCGTCACGATCTTGACCCAGCTACCATCCGGCATCTGTTCCTCTACATCAACGGAGCCAGAGCCGAAATCCATCTTGATCGATGCATGAGTGACGGCGGAAGTTCCAACCGCTCCCGTCGCGGTAATCGTTCCTGATGCTCCAGCCATGTCTGGCTCCTTATGTCGTCATTGCCTGCATTTGCGCAGCCGTGAATGTCAGATTGGCGCCCATGGCGAAGCGTTCGGTCCAGCCGCATAGTGGCAGTGTCGCAGCGCCATTATTCGAAAGCACGAAGTGTGTTGCCGAAGGCGAAAGAGAGCCACCCGTGCGTGTGTAGACCGTGCCACCGTTGACGCAGAGCGCCATATTCCCAGAGGCATCCAGCCACGCCACAACCTTGTTGGTGTTCTCGCCCGTACGCCACTCTCCACCAGTCGTGTTGAGGTTGACATTTGCAGCGAGAGTGACGTTGTTGCCGGCGATTAACTGGCCGCTTGTGACGCCATCCGAGACCCACAAGCCACCGGCATTAGGAACGTAGTTATACCCCTGCCAATAGACCGCATAGGCGCCCTTGATGATCGAGGACAGCGGACCGGCGTCGGTGTTGAGCGCCCATGGAGTTTCATGGAAAAGCGAGCCGAAAGAGGATGACGTGATAGTGACGAAGTGGTTATAGCCAATGTCCAGGCCACCGACCTGGCCGTGAGCATTGGCGAAGTCCACATCTATGACATCACCCGACGTGGCGATGTTGATGGCGAAGGTCGGGTTTGTAACGAGTGCGGCCGAGATAAACGGCTTGTATGACGAAGTGAGTGATGACGTGATGTCGGTGATGGCGACGCCATCGATAGAGATCGTGACCTGACCTGTCCCAGAAACGCGCTTGATCATCGGTTCGAAGACACGCTGCGACGATGCGACCGTGACAGCTTGCGTACAGGTGGCTGCGTTTGCCGTCGCCGTCAGTCTGGTGGCAGCGTTTGCCGTCCCATCGGCACCAGTAGCCGTTTTCGAAGCCGTCATGTTGGTCTTTGTCCAGACGGCATTCGTAAGGTCGCGATTCCACAGGCCGACCATACCAGTATTGGCAAATGAAGGCGTGCCCTTGGTCGAGCGCCGCATGCCGGCTGCTGCCGTCGAAACTAAGGCTCCAGTAGCGTCAGGAATGAAGGCTGCCTGAGAGACGCCGCTATCGCGAAAGAACCGGCCGTCGTTGTTGTTGTTGCCATAGGGCTGGATGCCGCCCTTGGCAGTTCCGGCAACGAAGTTGATGTCGTAGGGGAAATCAGCAATCGTGCCGGTCAGTCCCCATGGCCCATTGTTTGGCGCGTATAATGGGCTTCTAACCGGTGGTCTGACAGGCGAGCGCAGCAGCGTCATCCTGGCTGCCCACCCACACTGACCTTCGAAGTCGAGAAATCGGGTTTCTCGTAGTAGCCAGAGGCTGCCTTAAGCTCCATCTCACGCGATGCAAGCTGGGTCTTCAGCGTCAATTCGGCCGTCAACTGCTCACGCTTCAATTCCAGCTCAGCAGCCATTTGCTCACGCTTCAATTGGATGTCTGCAGATGCCTTTTGCTGATTGAGCATGGCGTCCTGCTGGTTCTTCTGCGCATCGAGTTGAAGCTGTGCCTGGCCCTTTTGGATCTCGGCCTGAACCTTAGGGTCGGGAGGTGGAGGCGCCTGCATGGCTTGGGCCATGTTCTGCATGTCATCGGCGGTGATGGTCGGGAAATAATGCTCGGGATTTCTCAGGCCGGAGGATTCCGCAAGCTTCATTGCCGCATTCATGATCTTCGGAATAAACTCCAGCGCCTTCATCTGCCCGCCAGGAATTGCCTTCAACTGCGCTGCGATCGCCGCCTGCGTGCTCATGATCACGTTCAGCATCGACATGTCGCGGTCGCGTGAGCCTGTGCCGAGGCCAACATTGATCGTCACGTCCATATCGGCATTCCAGAAGCGCGGATCGATTCTGATTGGCTTGCCGGCCATCATGATGACGCGCTCGCCCTGGTGCTTAATCATCAGGCGCATGAGCTTGCGGAAGACCTTGCGCCAGCCCCATTCGGCCATGTTGCGCGCGACCATCTCGACCTGGCTGTAACCAGCGTCCTTGCCTTCCCTTACGGCTTCGGCCGTCTGGTTCTGCAAAGCCTGTGGATCAAGCGCCATCGTGCCGCGACCAACACCAGTGCGGCGCTGAATCACCTCATCCATGTACTGGATGGCCTCGAAGGCATGATTGGCAACGAACGGGATGGCTAGATCAGTGACTTCCGCGTTCGCTGCACCAATAACGACCCCGCCGAACGTCGGGGAGATTAGCTCATCCATATTCTTGATGTCGCCCTTGGCGAAGCGTTGCGGGTTGTTCGCGGCGTAGAGGTTGTTCAAACCCTGTCGAGTGAGAACCGTCTTGATGTCCTGCACATCCATCGTCTCATCAGCAATGGAGCGGGCATCCCAGCGATGAGGAACGGGCTCGCATGGGATATCATCGAATGGATGCTCATCCTCCCACACCTCCCAATCGAGCAATCTTCCACTGTCAGAACCGGCAAAACAGGCGCGGACAAGCTCCGCCTCACCATCCCCATCAACATCGATGCGAATGAAGCACTCGTAATAGTCCACCAGATCCATCGATTTGTCGGTGGATTCCTGGTCGAAAGTCAGCGGACTGCGGCTGGATTCCTCTGGCGTCTGGTTCTTGGCCGATTGAGGAATGGACCAGATGGTTTCCTTGTCATAGCCCATCTCGACCAGTTCGGTCCTGGCCTTGCGCTCCCAATGTGCTGTAAAAGCTGCATCGTCTGTATTGATCGCGTTCTGGTCGATCAGGAATTGCTCTGGAGGAATAACCTCGATGCAGAACTTGCCGTCTGCCTTTTTGCGCTTGATCTTGACATCGTAGGACTTGGCTTCAATGGCCTGGCCTGTGGCCTCATCCATCGTGAGGACCATCTTTTCGCTCTGGGCGAGCACCTCCGGCTTTTCGCCTTCGTCATCAGGCTGAAGCAGCAGCGCGAGCTGGTCTTCGCTCAATCCACTATGGAATGACGAGGTGTAGATCGGATATTCGTCGTAATAGGTCTTGACGACGCC